TGAAGCTCACACCCTCACAGGTAGCAATTTCTAAAAGATTAGGTGTGCCACTCGAAGAGTATGCGAAACAATTAGCCGCGAAGGAGGTATAAGCATATGACTAAAAAAGATACAGAAACTAAAACTGTTAAAACTTCCCGCGTGAGTCAAACTAGAGTCAAAGAAGAAAGACCTAAAGTTTGGACTCCTCCATCATCACTAGATGCACCGCCTGCGCCAGACGGTTACAGACACAGATGGATACGCGCCGAAAGCATGGGCTTTGATGATACAAAGAACATGTCCGGTAAAATAAGATCTGGATGGGAACTGGTAAGATCAGATGAATATCCAGATAGTAATTATCCAACTGTAGACGAAGGTCGATACGCAGGAGTGATTGGGGTTGGTGGCCTTGTGCTGGCAAGGATACCCGAAGAGCTCGCAAAGCAACGTGAGGCATACTTCAAACAGAAGACAGCCGATCGTAATGAAGCTTTAGAAAACGATGTCTTAAAGGAACAGCACCCAAGTATGCCGATTAATCAAGAAAGGCAGACTCGTGTAACTTTTGGTGGTTCAAAGAAAGACTAATTATTTAGTAATTTTTACCCACCGCTAATAAATAACAACCTTTAAGGAGGATACGACTATGGCAGCAAATAAAGATGCCGCATTTGGTTTGAGACCTGTAGGAACGTTAAGCGGAGCCGGAAACCTTATGACTAATGAATACTTCATCGCAGACGATGAAGCTTCATCTATGTTTCAAGGTGATCCTGTAATACAACAAAGTAGTAATACTGGCTTTATTGACATTGGTGACAATGCAGAAGCTAACATTGGTGTATTAAATGGTGTTCTAATTGACGTAGACCCTTCAACGGGAAAACCAAAATTTGCAAACAACTATACGCAGACCAACATAACAAGAGGTTCTATTAGAGCTTTTGTTTTTGATGATCCGTATATGAAATACGAAATACAGGGTGATTCTGACACTAACAGTGATGTTACAGACAGACACGAAGTAGCAAACTATGTAAACCAAGGAACAGAAATAGCTAACGGTATATCAGCATGTGAATTAGACATGTCTGATCTAGCAGCTACTGATGGTTCTTTGAAAATCGTAGCTTTTTCTACAGACCCTGAAAACAGTACACTGGGTAGCACAGGAGCAGGTCACATGAACTATGTTGTGATCTTCAACGAGCACCAGTTCAAAAAAGAACTATAATAGCAGGAGGATAATTATATGGCTATATCAAGACAACAGCTCGCTAAAGAGCTAGAGCCAGGTCTGAATGCATTATTTGGACTTGAGTACAAAAACTACGAAAATCAGCATGCTGAAATCTTCGACACAGAAAACTCTGACAGAGCTTTTGAAGAAGAAGTGATGCTTTCTGGTTTCGGAAACGCTTCAGTAAAAGCTGAGGGTGCTGCAGTATCTTTTGACACTGCAAACGAGTCTTTCACATCTCGTTACACTCATGAAACAATTGCTCTTGCTTTCGCAATCACAGAGGAAGCAGTAGAAGACAATTTGTATGATAGTATTGCAAAACGTTACACAAAAGCGTTAGCAAGATCTATGGCTAATACGAAGCAAATCAAAGGCGCTAATATTTTAAATAACGGCTTTGATTCAACGAATCACCCTGGTGGAGATGGTAAAGCTTTAATGGCTGACGACCACCCTTCACTATCTGGGAATCAGAGAAACGAGCTATCTACAGCTTCTGACTTGTCAGAAACTTCTATAGAACAAGCTCTAATCGACATTGCTGCTTTCACTGATGAAAGAGGCTTAAAAATTGCTGCAAGAGGAGTAAAAATGATTATTCCTTCTGCTCTACAATTTACAGCTGAAAGAATCATGAAATCACCAGCAAGAGTTGGTACTTCTGATAACGACTTAAACGCTATCGCATCAAAAGGAATGATTCCTCAAGGTTATGTAGTGAACAACTACCTAACTGACGACGACGCATTCTTTATCAAAACTGATGTTCCTAACGGTCTTAAAATGTTCAACAGAGCAGCTATTAAGACAGCTATGGAAGGCGATTTTGAGACTGGTAACGTAAGATACAAAGCTAGAGAAAGATACAGCTTCGGCTTTTCTGACTGGCGTGGTATTTTTGGTTCACCAGGTGCTTAATAATTAAGTCAAAGAACCAATTTAAAGGGGCCTTCGGGCCCCTTTTTATTTGCAATCACTATACTTAAAGCGTATAATCGACGCACTGCATATATAAAACAGTCAACATAGACTCATGCAGTAGACAATGTCTCAGACTATGTTGGCGGAAAAGGAGACCAATTATGGCAAATTCAACTTTTAGTGGTCCGGTCAGATCAGAAGGTGGCTTTAATGTAATTAATAAAGCAGCTTCTACTGGCGCGATCACAGAAACTGGTTTTTCAGTTAACTCAACTGGACAACTAATTTCACTAGGAACAAGAAAAATACAAACTTTTGTTGGCACACTTGCAGGTACTGATACAGGTACAGCTTATGCTGATGGTGACGTTCTTGTTGAACTAGGAACTTTAAACACTGATGTACCTGATGGATTAGTAACAGCTACTAAAATCTTTATCCACAAAGCAACTGTACTTGTTACAACTATTTGTGGTCCAACTCTTGTTGGAGGATTATCATTAAGTGCAACTTCTGGAACAGCTACTAACGCAGCTGTTTCTTCTGGAACTGAAATTGTTGGTGCAGGTGTTGCATCTGTTAACCCAAGAATTTCTGCAACAGACTCAGTAACTGAAGTTGATCTTGATTTTGATTCAGCAGCTTTTCATGTATTTGAGCCAAACATTAGTGCGGCAGTTGCTAGCAAACACTTATACGCGTTTGCAACAACTACATTGAATGGTGATGCTTCAGCTGGACGATTTACAGTAGAACTAGATTATTCAGTAATGTAATAAATAAACTCTGAGTAGGGGAGTAATGTCCCCTACTCTTTAGTAGGAGAAAAATAAAATGGCGGACGTAGTATTAAATCAAACACTTTTTCAAGGTGATAAAAAATTAATAACTCATTATAACAACGTTTCAGACAGCACTGGAGGATCAACAAAAATAATAGATGTTGATGCAACAGCTAATAATCATTCAGACGGAAGAACTCTGTCTAGAGTAACTTTAAATAAAATTTGGTATAGTGTGTCTATGACAGCAAAAGTAGATGCTGTTAAAATGACATGGGATGCAGATACTGACCCAACTTTCTTAACTTTAGAAGGTGATGGACATTTAGATTATAGTTCAATTGGCGGTATTAAAAACAACGAAGCTACTGGTGCAACCGGAGATGTTATAATAGTTATGCCTGCTTGCACGGCTAATGATAGTGCAACTATTACATGCGAGTGGATTAAAACTTATTAATAGGGAGTAGCATATGCCAAACACTACTTCAGGAACAGCAACGTTCGATAAGACCTTCTATATTGATGAGGTAATGGAGGAAGCTTACGAAAGATTAGGTGTTCAAGATCTTAATGGATACAGATTAAAATCTGCTAGACGTTCTTTAAACATAATGTTTCAAGAATGGGGCAATAGAGGTTTGCATTATTGGGAGCTAAAATCAACAAACATAAATCTTGTTGAAGGACAAGCTGAATATCATTTCTTTAGAAGTGCGGCAGACGACACAGCTGACACTAACAGAGCACAGGCAACAACAGTACAAACAGACTCTACAATTTTTGGTATGGACGATGTACTTGAGGCAACATACAGAACAAGCAGAGGAACTACATCACAAACAGATGTAGCATTGACAAAAATAGACAGGTCAACATATTCTGCGTTATCTAACAAACTAACTAAAAGTCAACCAACACAATATTACGTGCAACGTTTTATCGATCGTGTGACTGTAAGTGTATACCCAACACCAGACGCTACAGCTGCTAGTTCTGAAGTTCATTTATATTATGTAAAAAGAATAGAGGACGCAGGCGACTACACAAACGTTAGTGATGTTCCTTACCGTTTTGTACCTTGCATGGTATCAGGTTTATCTTACTATTTAGCGTTAAAAGAAAAACCAGAACTAGTTCCACAATTAAAAATGATTTACGAAGATGAATTAAATCGTGCATTAGTAGAAGACGGTTCTTCTACAAGTACACACATAACACCGAAAGCGTATTACCCACATGTCTAATTTTGCAACAGGAAGAAAAGCAAAAGCTATATCAGATCGTAGTGGTATGGCTTTTCCATATCACGAAATGGTAAAAGAATGGAATGGTTCGTTTGTGCATAGTTCTGAGTTTGAAGCAAAACATCCACAACTAGAACCAAGACCACATAAAGCTGATGCACAAGCTCTACAAGATGCTAGACCAGATAGAACAGAGACAGCAGCACCTAATTTATTAAAAACAGATTCTTTTAAAACAGGGTCTGCTAGTTCTTCAACAATTACAGTAACAGAACCAAGTCATGGTAGATCAACAAGTGACACTGTTCGTTTTTACGACGCCCTTAGTTTTGATGGTATTACAAACACAAATATAAACGCAGCTGCAGGTTACACAATAACTGTGGTAGACACGGATACATACACATTCTCAGTGTCGACAGATACTGCAACAACTGGTAATATAAGAGGAGGAGGGTTCCGCGCTTATGCAGGACCTACAACAATAACACCATGACAACATACGCAGAACTAGTAACACAAATAAGAGATTATACAGAAACAGATAGTAATGTTTTAACAACTACTATTGTTAATGATTTTATAGAGCACGCTGAAATGAGATTATATAGAGAGCTAGACCTTGATGTGTATAAGAAAAATGCAAGTGCTGTATTAACAGCCAGCACGCCGTTTGTAACATTGCCTGGTACAACACCAGCTTTATTTAGTGCAATTAGATTTGTGTCTATATTTAGCTCATCTGGATCACTAGGTGGATTAACAGACAACGAAAGAATAGTTTTACAGAAAAAAGACCCTTCATTTATATCAGAATATTGGCCAAACAGAACTAGCACAGGTATTCCAAAATACTTTGCAACATATGATGAAGACTCATTAATTGTTGCACCTACACCAAATGCGGCTTATACTATGGACATTGAGTATTATGCTCAACCAACAGGATTATCTTCAAGTACTACCTCAACGTGGGTTAGTACAAATGCTCCAACAGCATTGTTGTATGCCTGCCTAATCGAAGCTTTTAAATTTTTAAAAGGACCTGATAACATGTTAGCTTTGTACGAAGCGTCTTATAAAAACGCTGTCAAGACACTAGCAACAGAACAAATGGGTCAAAAACGACGTGAAGAATATAGAGATGGAGCGGTAAGAATACCAATTCCATCTGTAAACCCGTAAGGAGAAAATATGGCAAACGTAATATGTAATGTTTTTAAAGAGCACCTTCTAAAAGGTAATCACAATTTTAGTTCATCTGGCGGAGACACATATAAACTTGCTCTTTATACATCTTCTAAAACAGTTTCTGCATCAGCTATAACTGGTTACAACACAACTAATGAAGCAACAAATGCATCGGGTTCTGGTTACACTGCAGCAGGAAATACACTAACTAATAATGGTGTTACAGGTAGTTCTTCTACATCCATAGTGTTTACAGATTTTGCGGACACTTCTTTTACAACAGTTTCTACAACAGCGCGGTACGCGCTCATTTATCAATCATCAGGTGGTGCAGCAACAGCAGGACTTGCTACTGATTCAGCAGTATGTATGTTAGATTTTGGTGGTGACTTTTCTACTACAGCAGGCACCTTTACAATACAATTTCCAGCCGCAGATACGAGTAGTGCTATTATAAGAATATCGGGGTAAGGTTTTATGGCATTAGTTCTAAACGATAGAGTCAAAGAAACCACAACGACAACTGGACAGGATACCATATCTTTAGGTGGTGCTGCAACTGGTTTTGAGACATTTGTAACCGGTGTTGGTGACACAAATACAACTTATTATATTATTGTACACGAGTCAGACGGCACGTGGGAAATAGGTATTGGAACTATTGGTGACGCGTCTCCCGACACTCTAGCAAGAACCACGGTAATCGATACATCAGCAGGTAACACAACTAAAATAGATTTTGCAGCCGGTAGTAAAACAGTATTTTGTACACTACCTTCAAGCAAAGCTGTATTCCTGGATGCAGATGGTGACGTTACACTAGGAGCTAATTTAGACGTTGGTGGTAATCTAACAGTCACTGGTACAACAACATTTAATGGTGGCACACTAACTCTTGGTGATGCTAACACAGACAACATTGTATTTGGTGGTGAGGTTGATTCTAATATTATACCTGACGATGACAATACCTATGATTTAGGTAGTTCGTCAAAAGAATGGAAAGATATTTATATTGATGGTACTGCATATTTAGATGCTATCAACTTCGATGGCACGGCTATTACATCAACAGCTGCAGAATTAAATATACTTGATGGAGTTACTGCAAGTGCAACAGATATTAATCTTATTGATGGAATAACAAACGGAACAGTAATAGCAAGCAAAGCTATTATAACAGATTCAAATAAAGATATAACCGGTGGTAGAAATATTACCATTACAGGTGAACTTGATGCAGCTACTTTAGATATTAGTGGTGATGCAGATATTGATGGTACATTAGAAGCAGATGCAATAACAGTTGATGGCACTGCTTTATCTAGTGTGATTGCAGGGACAACAGTTACGCTAGCATCTACAGTAACGGTTACGGACAGCACAGCTAACACAAACTTTCCTGTTGTATTTCACAATGAGTCAAATGGTTTATTAGATGACACAGGTGCGCTAAGATATAATCCAAGCACAGGAGAATTACTTGTACCAAAACTAACTGTAGCAGGTACAACTACGACTGTAGATACAGTTACAATGCAAGCTGAAAATGCAATAATATTTGAAGGAGCTACAGCTGACGCACACGAAACTACACTTACAATTGTAGATCCTACTGGTGATAGAACAATTAATTTACCAAACGTTTCAGGTACATTACCTGTATTAGCAGCTGCAAGCACAACACAAATTACATCTACACCTGAAGAATTAAATATACTAGACGGTGTTACATCAACAGCAGCAGAACTAAATGTACTTGATGGTATTACCGCAGTAGTAGGTGAGCTTAACGCACTAGATCTAGGTAGTACAGCAGTTGGTACAGCCATTGCTTCTAAGGCAGTTATTTTAGACTCAAACAAAGATTATACAGGTATTAGAAATTTAACTATTACAGGTGAACTAGACGGAGCTACATTAGATATATCTGGAAACGCTGATATAGATGGCACATTAGAGGCAGATGCTATCACGATCGGCGGCACATCAACAGATACACTATATGCATCACCAGGGTTCGCGGTTGCGATGGCGATCGCGCTGTGATATAACGAAATAGGAGAAAAATATGGCACAAGATTTTGAATCAAATGGTAAAAGAATAACAAATTCTGCTACTACTATCTTTACAGCGGACAGCGATGATGCGGTTGTAGGTCTTCGTTTTGCTAATATTCTAACCACAACAGACACGCTAGATGTGTTTATTACAGATGCTGGTGACAGTAACAACGTTAGATACCTTATTAAAGGTGTCAGTGTTCCAGTTTCGTCATCAATTGAAGTAATTCAAGGTGGGTCTAAAATAGTTATGCAAAATGGTGATGTGTTAAAAGCGCAAAGCGGAACAGCTAACGGTTTTGATTGTTGGGTTAGTAGAGTAGATTCGATTAGTACATAAGGAGTAACTATGGCATACAAAGAAGAAATAGGTGGTCCACTATTTGTTGGATCAGGTGGAATGGCATCAGAGGTTATACCTGAACACGATGCTACTGTTGATGTTAATCAAGTTGTAGGTCATGCAGTTCTTGCAGGACCGATTACATTTAACGCCATCGTAACCATAACAGGTGTCGTGGTGGTGATGTAATGCCTTTAGAGTTTGACGGCGTTAACGGTATAATTAAAAACACCACGAGTGATGGTGATGTAACTATTAAAGGTAACGATGATGGTAGTGAAATATCAGCAGTAACTTTTGACATGTCAACTGCTGGTAAAGCAACATTTAACAATGATATAGTTTTAGGCGATAGTCAAAAAGCTATTTTTGGTGCTTCAGAAGATTTACAAATTTTTCATAATGGTTCTCATTCTTTTGTTAAAGATGCTGGACAAGGTAATTTAAAACTTTGTGGAGATAATTTAAGTCTTAAAAATGCAGACGATGATGAAGCATACATTGATTGTGTTAATGATGGTGCAGTAATTATATATCATGACAATTCTCAAAAATTCACTACAACGTCTAGCGGAGTTACAATTGACGCAGGTTTATTAATTAGTGGAGCAACACCAACAGTAACAATCGGTGACGCTGGAGCGGAAGACACTAAGATTGTATTTGACGGTAATGCAGTTGACTTTGTTGTAGGACTTGATGACTCAGCAGATGAGTTTAGGATTGGTGTTGGAAGCGGTTTAGGTTCTGATAGAGTGTTTGAAATTAACTCATCAGGAGTTTCTACTTTTCAAAAAGCTGTTCATTTTGCTGGAAGTGTACCAACAGTAACAATCGGTGATGGCGGAGCAGAAGATGCTAAAATATTATTTGACGGCAATGCACAAAACTTTCACATAGGACTAGATGATTCAACTGATAAATTAACTATTGGTCTTGGTAATGCTCTTGGTACATACCCCGGGTTTACAATGGACGAAAACACTAATGTAGAGTTTCCTGATAACTCAGTTACCATAATAAGTTCTGGTAACAACGATAATCTTACATTAAAAACAACAGACACTGATGCTGATATTGGTCCAAACCTTAGGCTATATAGAGCTGTTACTGGAGCAGCAAGTGATGCAATAGGAACTATTGATTGGGCTGCACAAGATGCTGGAGGTGGTTTAACTGATTATGCATCAGCAGCAGTTACAATTACAGATGCTACTGATGGCAGTGAAGATGCTACCCTTACACTTAAAGTAATGAACGCTGGTGCTTTAAATCAGATGCTTACAATTAGTGGCCCTGAAACTGTTGTTAATGAAGGTTCTAAAGACCATGACTTCCGAGTAGAATCTGATGGTAATGCAAATATGCTATTTGTTGATGGTGGGAATAACCACGTTAACATAGGAACATCTGTTGATATGGGCGGCACTTTAAATGTTAATGGCAGTATATCTTTAGGTAATGCTAGTGGCACTGCTACCAATTCTTTAATATTTTATGATCAAGATGACACAGGTAGTGAAACTACTAGAGCTTTTATATCTTATGATTCTTCTGGTGATAGAATGATTGTTAAAGCTAGAAACGCAGAAGTTTTTAATTTGGACAATGGTAAAATTGGCACTGGTGGTGAAGATACTACTGATGTTAGTGCTGGTGGTCTTACTTTAAATCAAGGTGCTAATGATACTAACATTTTATCATTTAAATCTTCTGATATAGCACACGGAATGACATCTAATGGTGAAACTGATACTTTTTATTCATTAGCTAAAAACAGTGGTTCTTTAGGCGGAGCTGTACAAAATGTTTTTTCTGAAAACAATGGAGCTAAACAAACAGGTTTTATTTTAATTAGTGCTATGGGAAATGGTTATGGTTCAAATAACCAACTTAGAGCAAGTGATGCAGGTGCCGCAATAGATTTAAGAGGTGCAGAAAAAGGCTCTGGAACTGCTTACGAAGGTATTGGTGGCACAGGAAACATATTGTCGATTAGAGGTCATTCTGTTGTAAGATTTTTATTTGATGCTAATGGTGATTTTCATGCAGAGAATTCATCAACAACTTTCGATGAATATGATGATGCTCAACTAGTTCGTGCTTATGATTTGTCTCACGGAAAAGGTGTTATTGATTCTAAGTTTGATAAATTTGTTGCATACAATCATGAAAAATTAGCTGAACTTGAATTAGTTGGTAGAGAAGATGATGGCACACCTAATTCTTTTGTAAACGTAACTGGTATGCAAAGACTTCATAACGGTGCCATTTGGCAACAATACGAGAAGCACCAAAAACTTGCTAGTGCTTTTTATAAACTAGCAGAAAAAACTATTGGCAAAGAAGAGGCTGATAAATTATTAACAGAAGAAGAAATAGAATTACTAAACTAAGGAGAAAATAATGGCAATAACAGCAAATATGACAACACATGATGGGATAGCACTTACTGATGTTTACTGCTATGTACCAACAGCTTATGTCAAAAAGTTTGATGGCGAGTGGTCTGGCAACGATGAAACTGGTTGGACACAAGGCGATGCTACATGGAAATTAATCTATGATGTTTTAATCTATGCTGATGCTGATAAAAGAGCAGACAGACTAGAACAAACTTATAGAATTAAAAATCGTCATGTAGACCACTTTAAAGTAGACTACAGTCTTGATGCAACAGATAACCCATTTAAACTTGCATATGCAGATTTAAAAACAAATAGCCAGTTATCGAATGTTAAAGACGTAGAATAAGGATAAACTATGACAAGTGAAATAAAAGTCGACACGATCAGCGAACAGACATCCGCGAACGGTGTAACCATTGATGGTCTAACCATTAAAGACGGTAACATCCAAGGTAGTCCTGCGCTCGTTGGTACTACACCTTCGTTCACGATTGGTGATGGCGGAGCAGAGGATACAAAGATTGTATTCGATGGCAACGCGTTAGACTATTATATAGGACTTGACGACTCAGCAGATAACTTGATCATCGGATCGGGGTCAACGGTTGGGAGTAACAGTTTAATAACCATAGACTCTGATGGTGATTTTACATTAGACTCTGCCGCGGATATTACACTTGACGTTGGCGGTGGAGACATAAGTTTAAAAGGTTCAGGTGCTGAGTATGGAAAATTTAATTTATCAGGTAATAGTTTAAACATTCACTCAAGTATTTCAGATGGTGACATTGTATTTAAAGGTAGTGATGGTGGTTCTGCAATTACTGCTTTGACACTTGATATGTCTGCAGCGGGTAATGCTACATTTAATGGAACAATTATAGCAAATGCTGGTGTTAGTGTAGACAACATTACAATAGACGGAACAGAAATAGATTTATCATCTGGTGATTTAACACTAGATGTTGCTGGTGATATTATACTAGATGCTGATGGTGCTGACGTTTCTTTTAGAGATGGTGGCACAGGACATTTATCTATATCGAACAGCTCTAACGACGCTGTTATAACAAGCCTTCAAAGTGATAACGATATGATTTTTAAAGGTGTTGATGGTGGTTCTTTAATCACTGCGCTTACACTTGATATGTCAGATGCTGGTACGGCTACATTTAATCACGATATAAAATTAGGTAATGATCAAATAGCTAAGTTTGGTGCTGCTGCTAATTTACAAATATACGCTAATAGTATTAATTCTTTCATTACAGAAAGTGGTAGTTCAGGGAATTTAAAAATACAAGGGCAAACTATTAGGCTGGAAAAAACTACTGAAGAAATAATGTTACGAGCAGTTAATGACGGACAGGTTGAGCTTTATTATGATAACGTTATAAAAGTTTTAACATCTAGCACAGGAATTAATTTACCTGTTGACGGTGACTCAATAAAATTTGGTGCTGACAGTGAGGTAGTATTAACTCATGTTCATAATGCTGGTTTAGAAATTTCTGCTGCAGGTAATTTAGACACACTAAAATTAGTTTCAACAGATGATGATGCTAATGTTGGTCCAGTATTAAATTATTATCGTAATTCGGGTAATGTTGCTGACAATGATTACATAGGTAGAAATTTATTTACCTTTAATAATGATGCTCCTGAAGTTGAAACTGCTTTAGCTCAGAATGTAGTGATAACAGATGCCTCTAATGGTTCGGAAGATGTAAAATACATACAAGAACAAATGACTGCTGGTTCAATTGTTGAAAGATTTACTGTATCTGCTTCAGAAGCTGTATTCAATGAAGGCTCTGTTGATGTAGACTTCCGAGTAGAATCTGATGGTAATGCCAATATGCTTAAAGTTGATGGTGGGAACAATAGGGTTGGAGTTGGTTGTGACCCAAGTGCAGATTTTCACGTGGACTCATCTGGTGGTGGTGTAATTAGAGTAAGTAGAAACAGTTCTAGTACAGCAAATTTCATGGCATTAGAATCAGATGGAACTAATGGAACTGTCAAAGCAATTCAACAATTACTATTTTCTGCTGGTGGCTCTGAAAGAATGCGTATTGATACTTCTGGTGTTGTTCTGGTTGGTACAACTAGCGCTGATGTAGGTGGCAATACTGCTGGTATTGTTTTAGGTAATGATGGTTATGGTGCATTTAGACGTAGTGGTGCTACTGTAATGTATGTAAACAGATTTACTGATGATGGAGTATTAATAAATTTATATGGACAAGGTTCTATAGAAGGAACAATAGCAGTAAGTGGTAGCACTGTTTCCTATAATGGATTTACTGGTACTCACTGGTCAAGACTTTCTGATAATTCTAAACCAACAATACTTCGTGGAACTGTAATGGAATCATTAGATGAAATGTGTGACTGGTATCAAGCTGTTGCGGAAGTAGCAGAAAGCACAGATGATGAAGGCAACGTAACACCAGCACACACAGTAAAAGAATCAATAGCTTTAGGTGATAAATCTGTTGGTGATGTAATTACTTTTACATCTAATGGAATTGAATATACAGGAACTATTATAAAGGAAGATGACATTAAGCACACTAAATGTAAAATATCTGATACAGCGAATAGTAAGAAAGTTTATGGTATATTCTCAAACTGGGATGATGCTGATGATGGGCTTGATGGTGATGTCAATGATATGAACATTGCACAAGTTGGTACATTTATTGTAAGAGTCAATGCAGATGTAACTGTAGAGGCTGGTGATTTACTTGTATCAAATGGTGATGGCACAGCTAAGAAACAAGATGATGACATCATAAGAAGCAAGACAGTTGCTAAAGTAAATTCAAATATTAAAGTAGAAACGTACAG